GTATCTTGGATAAAATCATTCCGATTTGGAGAAACAAAGGTGATATCACTGACCCTGAAAAAGGACGTGACCTTATCATCGAATTGACTAAATCTAAAACACCTGCAGGTAAAGAGTACACAAGTATTTCAACAATTATGTACGATGACCCTAATTCAGTTCATGAAGACAAAGCTCAAGCTGACGCTTGGATTAATGATGAGTTGACTTGGTTGGATGTATATTCTAAAAAACCTGTTGACTACCTTGAGGCAATTGCTCGTGGAGAAACTCCGAAGTGGGATTCTGAAAAAGGTGGATACGTTTACGCAAACGATGTTGAATCAACAACATCTATCGGTGGTGGAAAATCTACACCAATCGTTGACCCACAAGCAAATGATGAGGTTGACTCTGAATTACCATTCTAATTAAACTGAGCTTGGACACTTATTTAGACATAGTGTCCAAGCTCTTTTCTTTTATAAAAAAATAACACATGCAAAACAGAATAGGAAAAAGAATGTTTGAATCTCTTGTATTGAAATATGAGAGTGAAGTTGCTGAAGCTGAGGCAACATTAATGGTTTATATGGAGAACGCAGTGGGTATTGGAGAACACCCACAACATTTGGAAGAAATGGATAATTTTGTTGAAAAACTAGCAAACGCTTCAGATAAACTTGTAACCCTAAAAGAATTTTACTCAAATCATTATGGCAATTAAAAAGAACGATTTTAGTTCAGTAAAGAAAAAATTCTCTACGTCGGCTAAGTACAAACCACAAAGATTTTTTGACTTAGGTCCTGACTTCTTGGATGCAGTTGGACTACCAGGTCCTGCGATTGGACACTTGAATATGTTCTTGGGTCACTCTGATACGGGTAAAACAACTGCTTTGGTTAAAGCTGCGGTTGATGCTCAGAAGAAGGGTATTCTACCTGTGTTCATAATCACAGAACAGAAATGGTCTTTTGAACATGCAAAACTTATGGGGTTTGAATGTGAGGAAGTAGTTGATGAAGAAACGGGTGAAATTGATTGGGATGGTTTTTACATATTTAACAATGACTTTGATTACATCGAACAAATCACAGACTACATCAACAGTTTATTAGATGCTCAAGAAAAAGGTGAATTGGATTACAGTTTATTATTCTTGTGGGATTCTGTTGGTTCAGTTCCTTGTAAGATGACTTACGATGGTAAAGGTGGTAAACAACACAACGCATCTGTATTGGCAGATAAGATTGGTATGGGTATAAACCAACGTATCTCAGGTTCACGTAAATCTGATTCAAAATATGAAAACACTTTAGTTATTGTAAATCAGCCTTGGGTTGAATTACCTGACAATCCATTTGGACAACCAAAAATTAAAGCAAAGGGTGGTGAAGCTATTTGGTTAAACTCATCTTTGGTATTCTTATTCGGAAACCAAAAAGGTGCGGGAACAAATAAAATCACTGCGACAAAAGACAAAAGAAGTGTTAAGTTTGCAATCAGAACAAAAGTATCCGTAATGAAAAATCACATCAATGGATTGGGTTATGAGGATGGAAAGATTATTGTGACACCACACGGATTCTTGGCAGGTAAAGAAGCATCTGAAGAGAAAGTTTCTATTGAAAACTACAAGAAAGAATATGCGGAATATTGGAAAGATATTCTTGGTGTTAATTCGGTAGATTTTGAACTGAAAGAAGAAAAAGAAGATTAGTATATTGTTTCACCCTTTAAATCACAAATGTGATTAAGACACTATTAGTAGACGGTAATAATTTATTTAAGATAGGATTCCACGGAGCCAAAGATGTTTTCAACAACGGAGACCACGTGGGCGGAGTATACCACTTTGTGAATATACTCCGTAAATTCCTTGAAGAGCACAACCATGATAAAGTTGTTGTGTTTTGGGATGGTGAATCAAATTCATCCATCAGAAAGTCTATATACCCCCAATACAAAGAAAACAGACGAGAGAGTATGAATGAGTATAAATACGAATCGTATTTGTACCAAAGGTCTCGTGTCAAACAATACCTTGAAGAAATTTTTGTAAGACAAATTGAAGTTGAGGACAACGAAGCCGATGACCTCATCGCTTACTATTGTAAGATATCTAAAGACGAACAGATTATCATTTTTTCTGCGGATAAAGACCTCACACAACTTATCTCTGAGAATGTGACTATCTACTCCCCAATCACAAAACAGTACTTTAAAAACGGAGATATGATATCCATCAACAAGGTGGACATACCCCACTATAATGTATTGTTAACAAAAGTGTTTACGGGAGATAAATCGGACAACATTGATGGTATTCAGGGACTTGGAGAAAAAACATTAGTCAAGTTATTCCCTCAATTGCAGGAGAAACCATGCACTATCGAAGAAATCTTGGATTATGCACGAAATATCCCGCAAGACAAACCTTCAAAAACATTAACAAATCTTTTGACAGGCAAAACAAAATCAACTATACTTGGTGAAGAGTTTTATACAACAAACAAAAAGATAGTCGACCTTACAAACCCTTTAATCACTGCCGATGGAAAAGAATTAGTTGAACAAATTTTAACAGACACTATAGACCCTACAGATAGGGGATATAAGAACTTAATGAGAATGATGATGGAAGATGGTCTCTTTAAGTATCTACCCAAGAACGATGAAGCTTGGGTTAACTTCCTCAAACCCTTTATGAAATTAACAAGAAAAGAAAAAAGAAATACAAACAAAAATTAATTATGAAAGAGCAAGACAGCACCAAAATGGAATTCTTATTGACATTGAATGACAACATCGTAGTTCAAAGATTCTTTAATGTTCGTGGGTACAACCCAAAGGCAAAAAACTCATTGGAGTTATACGACTTTGTGAAACGACTTAAAGATGAGTTGGAATACAACTTGAAGATGAAGACTGTTGTTTATATGATGGATAATAAAGACTCCATTGTTTCCGACCCGTCTATCATGGACACATCGTTCACTGAAGGTAGTGAGCAATTTAACATTTACATCAAAATTGGCGAGCAGACAATTTGTCATAGATATTTTGATGGAAAAGTATTCCCGCCAAAAGTTCGTTATACAGTTGATGTACGACCATTTTTGAAAGACGTTTTACGAGAATTAACTGACATTTTTTCAGGCCAAAAATTATCTTTTGATTATTTGAGCTTTGACTTAAAGTAAGGTATATTTAATAAAACAGACGAACAAAAAAATACAATATGAACAAGAATTTTGACTACTTAGGGAATACATTCCAAATACAACTTTTAAACCAACTTATCGTGGATAAAGAATTTTCAACATCAATTATGGATGTTATTGAGAGTTCTTATTTTGATAACAAATACTTCAAGATTATCTTGCAAATGACCAAGGAGTACCACGCAAAATACCAATCTACCCCTAACTTCGATACTCTTGAACAGATTGTAAAATCTGAAATTTCACAAGAATTAGTTGCAAAAATTGTCCTTGACACTATCAAACAAGTAAAAGATGCTCCATTTGAAGGAACAATGTTCGTTCAAGAGAAAGCGTTAAAGTTCTGTAAACAACAAGAACTTCAAAAGGCAATGGACAAAGCCCAAAAAATCATTACAGAAGGTGACTTTGAATCTTATGACAAAGTTGAGAGTTTGGTTCGTGAGGCATTACAGGTTGGTGAAAAAGATACAGGTACAACTGATATCTTCTCTAACCTTGAGACAGTACTTGATGAGGACTTTCGTCACCCAATTGCTATTGGAATACCAGGGATTGACAGATTACTTAAAGGTGGTTTGGCAAAAGGAGAAATTGGTGTTATCTTAGCACCTACAGGTGTTGGTAAGACAACTATCCTAACAAAGATTGCGAACAATGCGTTTAATCTTGGGTATAACGTTCTTCAAATCTTTTTTGAGGACAACCCAAAGATTGTACAACGTAAACACTTCACACTTTGGACAGGTATTGAACCAGACAACTTGGTAAAACACAAAGATGAGGTAATGGTTAAAATCACAGAAATCAAAGAAACGATGAAGAACGAGTTAATCTTGAAAAAACTCCCATCGGATTCTATGTCAATGAACCAAATCAAAAACCAAATCAGAAAAATGATTGCTGACGGTACAAAGATTGACTTGGTTCTTTTGGACTATATTGATTGTGTGG